CTACAAACTGACCGCGTGGGTTGATTCCATACGCGGAAAGAATGGCTGGGCATCCTACAAGCCTGAAGATAAACCGTCCCACGTTCCTGATTGCACAAACGAGGAACGTGGCGAAATGGAATTGTACGAATTCTGTACGAATCCTCCCGACAAATATTTCCTCTATGTTTCCGAGGAAAAGCGAACCGCGTTCACTTGGCCCGGACAAACGCTTGGCACAGTCCAGTTTGGACGCGCCTACAAAGTACCTGCATTTGGCGGATGGCCCAGTGTGCGCGTCCCTGTCACAATTCATGCCGTAAACGGTCTAACGTATCACGGCACATACTACAAATCCTCGGGCGATTATGCCCGGATCGAGCGGGCCAAGCGCTGAACGCTCTCAACCTACGCACACTCACACTGTGCGTAGCGGGATGCGTTCAACGCATCAATTCGATTGATGATCGAAAACGGAGGAAAAATGACAGGCAACATACTTACCAAGCGCGAATTGAAAACGCTTTTCTATGTGGGCCGCAAACTGGAATTGATTGGCTGTTACGTTCCCATGAAAAACGGGCCGCAAGCGCGCACCGTCAAAGCGCATCGGTCCTACGGGTACGATATGGAAACAGCGGACGGGCGCATTTCGCGCCTTGATTTTCAGACTGGACAGCGGATTGAGGCATTTTCGCCCGCTGGCAACGGGTATACGGAAGTGATTATTTGGGATGCGGGCGAACTGGGTATCGCGGCAGCACATTACCGTTTGCTTTGAACGTCCTTAGTGGGCGTGGCACAAACCATGCCCACTCGGATGCGTTCAACGCATCAAATCGCGGGCGATTCCCGCAAACGGAGGAAACAAATGTCAATGTCAAAGAAAGATTTTATCGCACTGGCGGATCACATTCGCAACGAAAATACGCATGGATTCGCTTTCAGTCCAGAGCAATTGCGGGAACTGGCAGCATTTTTGCGTGACCAGAATCCTCGTTTCAATCGTGAACGCTGGCTATCCTACATCGCGGGTGAATGCGGCCCAAATGGGGGCGCGCGATGAAAACTAGACAGCCAAAATGGAAATACGTGGGCGCGTTTGGCGATGTCGATCCAATCGCGCATGGTGGCGGATTCGTTTATGAGGATCGAACTGGAGTGTATCCTCCCGAATTCGTCTATTTTGAACCGGGGTCAGACGAATCGTGGCACAAACATCGCGGGAACACGCCCGTCCTTGAGTTCCGGGTAATCATTGAATCCGATCCTGAATCCGAATGGTGGTACACAAAACTTCCAGACGTGGCGCGTACGTGCGGGCAATCCCTTGAGGATTACCAGCGCTTTGCGCACGGCACGACGCTAGAACGCGCGTTCCTGTATGAAGGCCTCATTTCCTATTTCGGTGCGGAGGAATTCGACTCCTATCCGCGCGAACGCACAGAGGGAAAAGCGTACTTCCGTTACTGGCGCGAAATGCGCCGCAACCTAAACGGAGGTGCGCGCTAATGTGGTACTACACGGGCACGTATTCGATTCCCCTGCGCCTAACCCTTGAACAGGCGCGTTCTGTCTCACATCAAGGCCAATGTGACGCGGATGTCCGCGAACTGTGCAAGGTCCGTCAAATCCGTTCCCAGTTGCGCAAGATTGATCCCGCAAAACTCGCGTCCGAATTGCGCGAATATGGCGCATGGGATGCCGAGGAACTGTCCAATCATGAGGTGAATCTAGAACGCCTTGTGTGGCTGGCTGGCTGCGATATCAGAGAGGAGTACGATCAAAAGCACCGTTAGGCCGAAACGGGCGAGCAATCGCCCGTCTGTGCGTCAGGCGCACACTGAGGATGGCCACATGGATCAATCTGCCGCGCTAGATGCGCGTCCAAATTTGCTGTAACAGTCTTAAGACGGGCGAATCGATGCGCGTGTGTTCACCGGGCATAGCGCTTGGGAAATGACGCATGCATCCGTGTGGACATCCCAACGCGCGTTCCTCCCGTCCGTCTAAGCGTTCCCGCCTCATCAACGGGCATGGGCGCAACACGTTAGGGTGCGCCCGTATTCTGTCTGTAGTCCTACGTGCGACGCGCTGGTCGCGAGAGAGGATCGGATTGTGAGCGTATCAGCTCGCGCGCCCGCATTTCGATCTGTCTGTAAGGATTGGGCTTAACCTAGTTGGCCTAGTTACGCACGGCGCGCTGGTCGCGGGAGGTGATCCGAATGCTCGCTGTCCTACAGCTACCTGGGATTCCGACCCCGCCAGATCGCCCAGGAATGCCAGGAATGGCCAATCTAAGGGACATCGATCTTGCGATCACGATGGCGCTCGTCGGTCTGGCCGCTCTCTTGGGCTGGGGATCGAGTCGACTCGACAATCGGCGCAGTTTTCCCCGTGAGTTTTGTATCAACCTCGTGTTTATTGTGGCCGCAGAAATCGTGCTCTGGATTTTTACGCGCTAACCCTTCGCCCCCAGCGCGCTTCGAACGCCTTGCGTCAAAAGATGCGCGCGCGGTCGCACGCCAGTCTTGGGACCATATGACCTGGTCGAGGTCGTTCCAAGGCGATGCCAAGGATCGGGCGGATCGAGCTTATAGGGACCGGGCGCGAAATGCCCGCCGCGATCGAAGCTAACAATCTCTCGACTGACGCGCGGTGGTACTCGATAGCGGATAGCTCGATCCCCCTTGACGATGTAAGCCGTCGTAACGGCCATGATGACGCCGTCGAGGTGCATCTCGCGCTTCATTGCGACGGCCATCGCGCAGCCCGTGTGATCCATCTTGGCCGCCTTCTTATCGTCACTTTCCGTGACATCGATCATGAGTACCTCATCCGCATCATCGACATGATTGACGTTTGGAAAATATTTCCTGACAATTTTGAGTGCGTTCGCTCCTGCCATTTGAACGTGTGACTGGGGCTTACGTGTTTTACGCGGCATCTTCTTTCTCCTTTTCGATTGGTCCAATTCGAATGAGAGTCTTTTCAATCTTCCCGATCACTTGCTTGGGCGGAACGAGTTCGATTGATTTCGCGCTGTCATCTTTGATGAATCCCACATTTTTGAGCGCGTCCAAAACCGGCTTGAGCGAGCCCGCAAGATTGTCGGGGTCGTATGCTTTCTTGTGATAGATCGTTACTTCAACGTGCATCTTATTTGTCCTCGCCGCGTTCTTGAGCAACGCGCGGTGTGTCGCACAAGGCGCGGCGAGGATCATCCATTCCCACGCTGTACGCAGGCGTCGATAGGACTGAGGGTGCCTATATTCGCGCCTGAGTTCGTTCGGCGAGGGCGGAACTTCGTCGATTTCAAGATGGATCATTTTTACCTTTGAACGCTGGATGCCGCGTAGCTCATCGTTTGCCCACGCACGGGTTCCATCCAATCCATATTTGCGAGCGGATCAAAAGAGGATGGTGCTACGCGCGGTGCGGCGTTCGCGATTTGCCGTTCCAATCGCCCGAGCGGCTGGGCTAAAAAGGGCGCACGACGATCTCGATGTTTTCGAGATGATCCATGTGGGCCTCGGGGATCGCCCGACTTGCAACGGTTGCGACCTGCTCGGGTCCAAGCGCAACGATTGTGACGGGCGAAATTAAGATTTCCGATTTGGGTGTTTCGCCCGCGTCGGTTTGTTCCTTGGTTGCCTTGGGGTGATACAGCACCGCGTACTCAAATAACTTTCCTTTTGCCATATGATTCTCCTCTGATTGAAGTGGCGCGCTTTATCGGCACCGGCGCGCCAGCGGTTATGCGACTCACGGCGGGATCGGCAACCCAGGCCCTCTTTTTACCGTCCCGGCTCATGGCCCCGAACTTGGTAATTCTCGTTTCGGTTCCGGCTCGTACGAAATGACGCGCAAGCATTCCATGCACGAGTACACGTACGCGACAGGATGCGGCGGCGTTTGCACGACGCGCACGCGGCGAATTCGCACGTCGAGCCTCATGCACTTTGGACAGAATGCGCGCTTGGGCAAAATCGTTTTCACCAAAGCCCCGTATATTCCTTCTCGAAGCGCTTGCACTTCGCGGCTGTAAAATTCATTTCCCATAGAAGGTTTTCCCCAGCGCTGTGCTGGAGCTTGTGTTTTGTATCGCCGGGAATCGTACGCACGATTTCCCCGAGCTTCTCGATTGCGGTTTTCATCGCCCACTCAAGTTCTTGGAACAACAGACGCGATTCACTTTCGCTCATCGAACAGCCACCCCATTTTCCCCGGCTCCGCTTTCCTGATTCGCAAGCCAGGCTTACATTTCGTGCAAAAAAGCCCGAGGTTATCGGGATGAACCCAACGGCCTACGCGCAATTGCACAAGAACTTTCGCGTAAATTCTTTTGGCCCTGCGCTTGCCGTCGATTGGCGTGATATCCTCGCCGTTCAACACGCGGCATTTTTCACAGCGCCGCTCGGCGCGTTTCAAAAGTTGCTCGACCCGCCGCCAGAACTCCGGTGTGTAAACCGGCTCACCGCCCGGTCTTTGGGTCGAAGTCATCGATTATCTCTTTGACCGGGACGAGCCCTTTGTCTTGGCTTTTTTTTTGAATCTTTTCCCGTACCGCCGCCGAGCCAGTCGTGGGCGCACCGGGCTGTTCCTCGGTTTTGGCATCGACGATTTCACGCCACGTCGTTTGCCCGTCCCGGATCGCGGCGTAGAATCCGCGCAGTTCGGCGAGTTCGCTTGCCTGCAAAATTTCAGCACCGTGTCCCAAAACCTGTTTGAGTTCAGCCACTCCGACTCCGATGGATTGGAACGCGTCGAACAATTTTCTTTTGGCACGATCCGGGTCCTCCGCATCCGCTTTCTTCAGGGTATCGAGCACCTGCGACATGGCCTCCTCAACGATATCCCCTGGAATCAGGCGCAGCCCGTTCGTACGGATCGCTTTCGAAACGAGCGCGTTCTGCTTGTTCAAAAGTTCATCCTCGGTCGCAACGATCAGATAAACGATTGCGCCCTTGCTGTTCGTCCGCTGCCGCAGCACTTCATCGCCCGGTTTAATGGACCGCCGCTCGACCGCCTTTTCAATCGTCACGTCCGAGCTGTATGGTGTATTCGTCTCGCAGTCCGAAACCGTGACACGCAAGATGCGCTTCTCGCGATCCTCGTAAATCGCGGCGCTATCGGTGGCGATGTTCCCCATGAGCCGAATCGCCGTCTCAGCGAAACGGATCGACGGACCTTCAACGCCCCTGCCAATCGGTTTCACGTATCTCGCGACCGCCGCAAAGCCGGGGCGCTTGCACTCTTTCAGAAGCTTGGCACGCACGATGTCCAGGTCCCTCGGGTTCCGCTCGGCCATGATGTAACGCGCTTCAACGAGCGCTTTCGCCTGGGCCGCCAGGACCATCCCCGCCGTTTCCACCTGGATCGGCTGCGGGAGCGGGCTCAAGGACGATAGGTTCTCTTGCGGGGAGCTGCTTGGTGTCATTTCCATAGAGCTGCCAGTCCTTTCTGAATTTCGGTACGAAACGCCGCGTGCCTGGCTTAGTCTTAGTGTAGCGTTTCAAAAGTTCGTTGGGCGATTCGACGTGGTGAAGTCGTGCCAGGAATGATGCAAGCTCCTCGAACGCACCTTGCCAATCGATGTGCTCGGCATCCTTCGAAAGCTTCCAAGTGATCTTGCCGAATTCGCCCTCGATCCCTTCGTGCGCGCCGACGAGCATCTTGACGCGATTTTCAAGCTCCGTTTCGAGCGCGGTATACTCCTCAACGATTTGCCGCACCGCTTTGAGGTTGTGAATGAGAACGAGCGAGTCGCGATCCGATTCCTTGATGGGTTCGATGTCGCGCGGATACTTTTTCTTGAGATAAGCGGTCCACCCGGGCGATCCGTCAATCTCGGGCGGCGTCTTGCCAACCACGTGCTTTTCCCACCAATCGCCGAGCTGTGCGAGAATGTCCCGCTCCAGTTGCGCATCCCGATGAATCGTGTAAATCGTGAAGCTCGTCCCGGCCTTGAGAAGCGCGATGTCCCATACCGGGTAATCCATGATCGCCATGTAAACGGCGCACTGAATGAGGTAGTGATCCGGGACCTCGTCCGTGCCGGGCTCGCCAAACCGATCGACGTAAATGCTTTCCGTTTTTAGCTCCACGCCACGTTTCTCGCCGGTCACGAGACGATCCGGGGAGCCGATAAGCCATGACAGGATTGGATGTTGATAGCGGCGAGACGGAACGATAAGCCCTCGGCCCGTTTCACGCACGTAAAGTGTTGCGATCGCAGGCTCCATCGCTTTACCGAGGTCCAGTAAAAAGTCACGATTGGGGTCGGGAATTTCCTCAACGAGCCCCATCTTTTCAAGCCACACGTCCATCTCAGTTTTCCAGGGTGAGAGGCCCAGGATCGCGGCGGCATCCGATCCGCCAATGGAATTACGCCGTTCGAGTTTTTCTTTCTTGTCCATTAAGACCGCTTGAACGCGGCCTGCGCGCTCCGGTGCCGCTCCAAGACCAGCTCCACATCCCGCTCCAAAACCAAAATGCACGACCCGTGCCGCACTTTCGGGAAACAATATCCGAGTTCACGCTCCATCCAGCGCTTGAGCGTCTTGGAATCGATTCCCGCAATCCGCGCCGCCTTGCGCAAGCTGAGGTGTTTCTGGATCGGCATCAGGCGGCATCCTTCGCTGTATTCTTGGCGGGGATTGCAATCCCGCGCGTTTCGTAATACTCGCGAATGCAAATGCGGATCAGTTGCGTCATGTTCAGTTCCCGCTTCGCTGCGTCTTTCTTAATCAGGTCATACACGGGCGGCAAGAGCCGCAAGCAAATCACTTCGCCATACTTCTCGCGCGAAACTTTACGATTACGACCCATCGGTCGGCCCCTTTTGGGCGCTGGGAATTTGGAAAGCACGCGGCGTGGCGATTCGTGCTTTTTGTTCTATACCGCAGAATTTTTCGCAACGCAATTTTGTATACAGAAAAAAGCGCAAAATATTTGTGGACTGTGGAAAACTAACATGGTAAAACCCGTCGCATGCGACCACGAATAGCAGGGCCCGCCAGGACCAACACTCAGAGCAAGCCTGCCAAGACCCAGCGTTTGAACGTATGCCTTACGCCTGCCGAATATCAGCGAATCAAGGCCATCGCCGCAGTGGAGGATCGCGACATTGGCTACATCGCTGCCAGGCTCATGAACTGGGCGGTCGATCAGTACGTTCGAACGAGTGGATCGCTGGTCAGGCTCCAGTACTGCAAAGCAGTAATGGACGAGAACTTCGAAGCGAGGGTTCGGGCTCGACTGAAGTTGAGACAGGAGGTCACTGGCGATGACAGGGCGCACGCAGAACTCCCGGCAAGGAAACGCGCCTGATGAGGTTATCGAATTTTCCGAATATATCATCAAGGAATTCCCAGGCGTGGCTGGTGTCATAACCCAACATCAGCTCGCACATTTACAGGAACTCCAATCAGCGCTCGCGTCTTACGAAAGAGGGACCAAAAAGATTCGCCACGCGCTGCGAAAGTTGCACGGGGCTATTCGTAAAGAAATGCTCGGAGGTACCATCGTTGAGGACGGCCCGATCCGAGCGTGGATTGACAACGGGAAGCGACTCGTTGTGAAGTAAAATCTAAACCCAGGAGCGAACAAATGATCTATCTGTCACAGAAAAAGCAAGCGGGGCTCATTCGCGACATTCGCGACGGTATACTCAAGGGCAGCGAACTTGCCCTTAAGTACAAGATCGCGATGAGTACGGTTACGCGCTACAAGTATTTGTTGAAGCATCACAAGACGATGCCAGGCACGGGGCCGAGGGCAATCAATGCCAAGTCCCCCATGACCACCGCGATTGTCGTTCACAATGGTAAGAAGGGAGCGAAGTGGGGCCGGTATCAGGCTCAAATTTATGCGCTACGCGGTCAGGGGTTTTCAAGAAGCGAAATTGCTGTGCGGTTGAACATCCCACATTACATGGCGAACTACTACGCCATGAAGTACAAGAAACAGCACGAGTCTCAAATTCAGCAAGTCAATTCACCTAATCAAAAAGGAGCTTTGGTTGAAAATGGGATCAACAAAAACATCCTCCTTGGCGTCGCCTGGGCCGAAACCGAACGGTTTACAGCACTACTCGCCGAAAGACTTACACTCGATCCAAGCTTACTTAGATCGCGACTTCCAGAACTTTTGGGACGTTCGCCGTTTCGGCGGTAGGTTCGGCCTCGTAATCAAATGCGGGGTCTGTGGGGCCGTGCCGCCCGTTCAGCGCGAACAGGGCGAGGAAACGGTCAGGTATAACTATCGGAAGTGGCGCTGGCTTGCGAACCATATGGTCACAGACCACCTGAAACAACAAGCGCTCCTGCATCGCCGGATCGAAGCGCGCGGTCAGCGAATGAAAAAGTCCGCGATTCAGCGCTCCAAGCGCGCGGCTTAGTTCGTCCAAATTTCCAATTTTGATAAAGAGACGCGATATGTTTGGCTTTTCACGAGTTCCCAGGTCCCACACATCAGAGGGAGGTTCACATGAAAGTTGAAGTAAAGCTGTGGTGCGAACGAGGCGATGACGTGCTCTATACCTACGATCCCGCCACGGCCAACATGAGCGAAGTAAACGAGATGATCGACAATCTCGAACGCGAGCACGCCGGTCGCGCATTCGACATCACGACCGGCGAGGCGGTCGAAAAAGCAACCCGCGACACGCAAGACGTGTCCATCGTCAGGCAACAAGCTGGAGGCTAGACAGTTGCGTTGGCCGAAATCAAACACTCCCGCGAGCCATTTCTGGTTCGGACTCAGTGCCGCCACAGATTTGATTGTGGGAGTGTTTGATTTTCGATTCCATTTCCCCGTGCGAGCAATCTTTTTCCTTTGCCTCGCCGCGCTGCTTGTAGCCGTCGATATTTTTTTAACTCTAAGACGCATAAATGCTGCGATCCGGCGGGAGGAGCAAATGGCTGAACTTGCCAGTAATGCGAACAAAAAAGCGAGACGGAATTTGAAAACAGTGGTCGAGGCGCTTGGCGCAGAACTTAAATACGATTCGACTGGATACGCAAAAGTTCTGTTTAAGCACGGTCGGTATACGTACCAGATGGAATACAGCCATGTTTATCGCTGGGAGCACGGACCAAACGGTAAAGAATTGCTCAACATGATTCATACCTGCTATCAACAAACGAACCGTGTGCCACCGGACGAAAAGATCGCAACTGCGCTCCTCCAGATCAATCGGGCCCCGGAATATTTTGAGAACCTTTGCCGGAAGGATAATTTTTATGTCTGAACGGGACGTGCTTGAGTTCGACCGGCGTGTTGAGACGCATTGGCCCGGCATCAAATGGCGCGACCCGATTAAGTGTTCAGCGCCGCAGGGATCGGGGCTCGGCTGCCGCTTGTGCATCGCGCGCCTCGGCCTCAAAGCGGAGGAGGTGCCATACTTGTTCCAGGATCGAGAGGAATTCGACCGTCATTTCGCTGTGACCCATGTGGCCCATAATGACTAAAATGATCCACATGTGCGACAGATACCGCAATGTCCGCAGTGGCAAATCACCAATGTTTATGCGATTTCCCGCATTTTCCGGCCTGCGCGTGAAATGTAAGAGTTGAATCCCACCCTCTCCGCCATCCCTGATTAAGGCCTTTACTTTCTGTATGTATTTGTTATACTGGTCCCATAGTATGACCCGCAAGTAAGGGTCATCTCAGAGGGACCACATGAAAGCTAAGATTGCATTGCTTGCCAGGGTTGGCGGCAGTTTCGTGAACATCAAATTCCACAAAAGCGGAGCACTCAAGGGCGAGCCCATCTCGCCCGAGGGCGCTACACTGTACTACGCACGCTTCCGCGAAAACGGAAAGCGCATTCGCAAGTTGCTCGGCGGTGATTTTACGAACGCCGTGATCCTCTTTCGCAATATGGAAGTTGCCAAGGATTTTCGGGATCACAAGCTGCCGGTTGGATTCAGCCTGATTCAAGCTCCCGCTGGCGAGGCTCCTGTCATGGCACTGCTCTCGGACATGATCGAAAGCTATTGCGCTGAAAATGAGAAGCGCAAGGCGCGCAAAACATTTCTCGCGTACAGGAACTCCCTCGTGATGTTTGGCAAATCATGCCTCGTCCGTTTCGTTTCGGAAGTGAAGCGGGATCACGTCATGAAATTTTTGGACGATCTAAACGCCAAGGGATTCCATCCCCGCACCGTTTACAACAATTTTCTGAACGTAATGGTGTTTCTCAAGTGGGCTGGCAATCCGGGTTCGGAAATGAAACCGCCTGTTGTTCTGGCTGACTGGCCGGAAAAGGCCGAACGGAAACCGTCGGCATACACGAACGAGGAAATCGCCGGGCTTCTCAAGGCTACCGATACCGAAGGCCAGCTCATCTTGAACTGTTTCCTGTGGACCGGGATTCGCTCGGGCGAGCTAACGCATCTCACGTACGGCGATATTGATTTCAAGCATTCGGCTTGGTCCATCGATTCCAAGCTCGATTGGAAAACCAAGACCAAGGAATCAAAACGCGAGGTCCCTGCACCGCCTGAACTCACAAAACAGCTCAAGACGCGCATGGTCGCAGGTCGGCGCAGCAATGAGGATTTGATTTTCCCGAACGGCAAGGGCAAACCGGACGGCCACATTATTCGCATCGTAAAATCGGCGGCGAAAAAGGCTGGCGTTACAGGTCGCGTGGACGATCACAAATTCCGCGCGACGGCGATCACCCGCTGGCTGCGCTCGGGCAAATCGATCCCCGATGTGATGATGTGGGTCGGACATCGCGATCCCGCCACGATCATGCGCTATGCCGAATCGATCAATGTCCGCAAGGCCGCTGCGGGCATGTCGATGCAGGAAAGCGCGAGTGGAGATTAGGCCGTGGCAACCGTGGGCGGCGCGCCTGGCGTCGATGTCCAGATCGTGCCGCTCACTGCCATGTCCGCCTCGGTCGCTGCTTGGGCGATGGCCGAAATGACGGCAGCCTCTTTTTTGATGCTGGCAGGATTCTTGATTACGCCCTTCAGGATCGTAATCGCGAACATGACGAGCATGCTTTCGAGAGCACTCCACATGGATGATTCCTCCTATTTTACGGGCGGTGTTACTGAAACCGGAGCTGTCGGATCGGGCGGCGTGTACGTTTTGAGCTTTGGCACGTACGCGAGAAGCGAATCGAACGAATACCCGGCAAGCCAGGCGATAGCAGCGCCGACGTGCAGGTCGAGGAGGGCGGTCAGGACACCCGGAACCGGGATGCTCATTGCGTGCAGGATCGCCACGAATTCGCCCTCAAGGATCAGGGCGAACACGGCGAGGTTCCACACGAGGCGCGACACGAGCGGAATCGCCCCCTGCTTTATGAGTTCGATGTGGGAAGTGGCTGGGTTCGTCTTATCGCGCACCGTCGAGTCGATATTTACGAGCATGTGCATCGCTTGCCCGAGCACGAAAAATACGCCCGCCAGAACGAAATGCGTTGTGTGAAGTTGGGCGAGTCCAGTAGTTGCTTGCATTAGGCGGCCTCCGTATAGGTCGGCATCCGGGCCATAACCTGAGTCGGGTAATCAAGATTACCGCCGCCATTCCACCGCAATAGGGCCTCATGAACATCGTTTGATGTCTTTGTCATTTGAACGCTCAAGTGACGGCAGCCCCATTCGAGGCCGGTTTCGGGATCGCAAAGCAGGCTGAGGAATTCTCCGGTAAAGCCCAGCTCGCGAGCGTTCTCGCCCATGAGCTGCATCAGGCCCCAGGAAATCGAGCGAGCTGTTTTCTCGGTCGCACCGACATTCAAATGTTCAAGATATTTCGCCTCAAATGCGGGCTCAAATCGGATCGCCCACGAATTCCAGTTGGATTCCTGCTCGACCACTGCACACACGAGAGCGGGATCGAGCCCATAATCCTTCGCAGCCTTTTTGGCGTATTCGATGAAATCTGGATTTGGCATTTGCTTGACTCCCTTGTATATTTCGCGCTATCATTAATCAGAGGACTTGGCTCATGATTGATTTCATTCTCTTTACTGTTGGCATTTTCGGAATTTTGGTATTCATCGATATGTCCATCGATCAATCGGTTCAACGCCACTGCAAGCGACGCTAAGGATTTCTGCGTGTCATTGCGTGATACAAATAATCGGCCAAAGGAGCCCCAACCCCCAGTGCTCCCGCGCCATATTTAAGCGCTTCTTTGCGTGCTGGCCCAGCGACCTGTCGATTCAGCACATCCGGCCCTAAATTCTTAAGCGTCACTGCGTCCGCAATATCAGCCTTCACCGAATCCGATCCCTTGGACAGAATCGCCTTGATCGTATCGGTTGGTACCCCGCGCCGCTGGAGCGCATCGAGCGCCCTCGATTGGTTTGCCGTATTCAGGAATCGATTGATCGTTTGACCCTCTTGATCGGCGATTACCTTGCCTCCTTTTTGAATTGGCAGGTAATCCCGAAGTGGCGCACCTTTGTTCCAGAAATCCGCCGCGTGCTGTTTGAACAGCGCATTAGCTTGCTGAAACTGCGGAAGCACGCCTTCTTGTTTGGCGGTCGATTCCATCGCATCGGAAAGCGATTTGGAAATCCCTTTGAGCTGTTCGTAAGTAGTCCCGGTCGGTCGGTTGCGCGTGATGTAGCCCTCGACCGAAGTGCGCAGGTCCTGTGCTTGCCGGAACGGGATTTTATCCACCTGATCGAGCTTCTGATAGAACTCGGCAAGGTTGTTGGAGTTTAGTGCATCCTCCATCGAGAGCGTTGGCACGTTCGCTACTTTTGCCGCCGCCTGTGGAACAGAACCGATGGCGCGCATTTCCTTGATCCCCTGTGTTGCGACGCCTTTTGCACTGGCCATATCCACGGGGCTCGCGTCAATTTTGGGATAAGCGGCATGAAACGCAGCGCGCGAATCCTCCTCAGCTTGATTGACGGCCATTTCCAGCGATTTCTCTTTTGGGAAAAGCGTTTGAAGTTCAGCAATGCGCTCGGGCGATTCGCCAAGGAGCTTCTGAACGCCCTTGCCGATCAAGGGGCCAGCCATCTCGGCGGCTTTCCCGGTCGCAGCGGTGAGTCCAGTCGTTAGCGCAACATCAGTGGGACTGGATGGCTGACCACGCATCCGCGCTTCTGCAATCTTGCCCATGCCCGCGCCAAGTGCCATGCCCGGAACGCCGCCAATAGCACCAACGGTCGCACCGATAGGAACGGCATATCCTGCCGCGTTGCTTCCAGATTGCTGTACCTGTTGCGGAAAATCTGGCATCTGACCGCGCGCCATCGCTCCAGATACCGCCGCACCGGGCGATGCATATGGAAGCGCCTGCGATCCGAGCGTTGCGGGGTTGTAAATCGGACTACCAGGCATGGTCTGAAAATCGCCAGATGTAAAAGCGGACGGTGTAGGTGTTGGCGCTTTCGGGAATCGCGAAACAAATTGCATCGTCTCGCCATCGTTGAGCGATGAAAACGATTGATCGCCCGTAAGCTTCGTGAGCGCGGCACGCTTATCCGCAGGCGCAAGGCCCTGAAAATCAGGGTCGGCGATCATCCCGGCAACGTTGGGACCGTTAGGCATCTATTTGTACTTATCGACAAGCGATCCGACTTTGTCTTGCGCCGCACCCTGCGGACCACCTGCGCCGCCCGCCCGAGGTCGCAGTTTCGGATTCGCTGCATAAAAAGCATCAAGGGCATTTTGATTTGCGGATTGGATCGCTCGCATCGATTCAAGCGTGTTGTCTACAACCCCTTTGAACACGTCCTGATTTTCGTACAGCCTGCCACGCTGGGCCTGCATCGCGTTAAACGCTTCTTCACTACGGAATCCGCCGCCGCCTTGCGGGAGGCGCAAGAGGCCAATGTCCTCGGACATGGTTTGAAAATCCTTGGCGAATTTTGCTTCGCGAGGTGTCAGCTTGGCATTCCGACCAATTGCCGCTCGGATGATTCCATCGCCGCCCATCGACAGGTCGATCTTTCCAGCGTCGATCATGTTCGTGAGCACGTCGCTGTTATCCCTCAAGTTCTGGAGTCGAGGGATCGCAAGGTTCACCTGGTTCTGATTTGTCTCAACAGTGCGCGCATCCTTGGCCGAGGAAACCTGGAACTTGGCCATAGCGAGCGGATTCATGGCCGCAGGCCCCTGGCCGAGCTTTGTAATGCCCTGCGCCCCGCCAGAGGCTTCCGCTTTCGCCTTGTCGAGCAAGAATGCGCCCTCGGAACCTTGCGCAACAGACATTCCGCCGTTCTTTGCGCGCACTGCCCCGGTCAGCGTTTGAAGTGTGACATCCTTGCCGACGAGTTGATCCCAACCACTGCCCAATTCTTTCGCGAGTTCGGGCGTAACTTTTACCGTTGCGCCGATCCCGCCAGATGAAGTTCCACCACTCATTTGTCCCGTTTGTCGGTCATAGATTCCAAACGGCGACGCTGCAAAACGATTTTCGCCTGCCGCAGCGACACGCGCCTGGCTCTGGAGTAGCGCGGGATAGAATTTCTCCGCGAGCGCAATGGGCATCAGGCCGCCAGGCGTCTGAACCATTTGCGTCTGAGCCCGGTTGCGTTCCGCCTCGGATTGCTGGAGTCCAATCTGCGCTTGCTGCGCTTGCTGTTGCTGGCCCATCTGGTATTGCTGGACGGCTTGGTTGTACGGAGCTTGAACTGCCGCGCCGAATCCTCGACCGAATGCGCCCGGCCCGGTTCCGGCATTGGACATGCCAACCGAAAATGAATTCAGGACATTACCCAAGAAATTTTCAAAGCTGTCCAATCGCGATGCAGGCCGGGTAGGCATCTGCGGCTGTTGTCCCATCGCGACCTGACCTTGTGCGTTCGTGGGAACCTGGCCCGTACCTCCCGGTACGTTCTGACCTTCGAGCCCGTGACCAAACATCTGATTCAAGAATGAAAAGATCGCGGGTGTCTCATAAGCACTGCGCTTGGGCGATCCTGCTTGTCCTCGATCCTGCGATGGCGATTCGCCTTGCGATACACCACTGCCGAGGTCAACGGGCATCTGCGGAGGAGGTTGCGATGGAGGCATTTGCAGCGCCGTCGCTGGACGTGTGGGCGCACCCTGGGGCTGGGGCATCTGTGACAGCGCTTGTTGCAGCGCCATTGGATTGAGCGGAAGTTGCCCTTGATCGATGAGGGGATCAGGAGTGCTACTCATTGGCAGCCTTGAGGAATTCGTAGAAGATAATTGAGGTTAATTTGCGGAGAATGGCATCGCGGCGAATCAGTTCAACCCAGCGTGGACCGACGCGGGAATAAAACCAAACAAACGGAACCATATACCAGGTTGATCTAAGCCAATTGCGAACAGCTCGCGTTTCCGGCGTATACCATCCACCAAAAATTTCAGATGCGACCCAGCACCATTTGGTGATAGCAGAACTTCCAAGCCCTGCAAGCCCTCCAACGAGCGATCCCCAAAAGCCCGTTTGGGCTTGATCTGCCGCCTGCCCGGCGGCCTGGCCGATCCCTAAAGCACTGACGCCCTGCGATCCCAAGCCCAATGCTTGTCCGCCGTACATCTGACCCTCGCCCAATCCCATCCCAATCGCGTTCTGCAATCCCTGGCCTTTGGCCAGTTGGATTTGATTCAACAACTGCGATTGTTGGCCCGCTTCTTGCGCGCCGAGCGAACCAAAGGATTGTGCGAGCGCACCGGCTCCCGCGTTCTGGCCGCCCGTGATTCCGCGCGCCGCAAGGGATTGGGACAGATTCCCATAGAGGTTCTGGTATTGACTACCTAATCCATTAAGTGCCTGACTTGTCATAGCAGCTTGCTGCGCAGGCAACATTCCGCCGTTCTGAATAATGGCTTGGATCGAAGGATTCACCATTCCGAGTTGCTGTTGCTGGAGCTGGAATTGCTGTTGCTGTTGCTGGAGCTGTTGCTGAGAAAGCTGATTGGCCCGCTGCATTTCCGCCGTCGAGTTTCCACCTTTCATCTCGTCGGCGGGACCGGCATAATTGGTCGCAACGCGCTCCAGGACCTCATACGTGTCGGAGTTGATGACGATCCGGGAAAAGAACATGGCCTACCTATCTATCACTTTTATTTGCCTAAAAGTATTTGTTAGACACTTATAATTTCAGCCGCACGACCGGGAACGCGATCCGTTCAAATCCGTGGTTCACCGCGATTTCGAGCACAGTCGGGTCGGACGCGATGAAATACATTTCCCGGATGCCAAAAGTGGATGCGAGGAGCTGTTGGCCTTTCACGAGGTCCCGGATCGCCTGGGGCTTATAGACCGCGTCGGCCTTGGGATTCATCGCGACAGATTCAAGCACGAGCGCCTGTTGGGATGGCAAGTGCGCGATATTCCCGCCGTCCGTGTAGCTCGTGACGATCCGCAAGGTCGGATACGTCAGGATCGCGGGATCGAAAGCGTTCTTGGGATTCGCAATTAACCACTCGGCGATTTCCTCAGTGTTTTTCGGATCGCCAATTTTCATTTTGAGTTGCGTCATGTGGTTGTCGTTTTCAGATTTGCGATGGGCCAGCGGACACGCACCTGTGTTGATGTTTGCCGGAAACCGGACGGAGGACCGTTCACGGGGATCACGCTCGGGGCTGGGGTTTGCTGATTGACGACATTTGTGTGCAGTGTGAGCCCCTTGAACTGCGGCACGGCTGGCACATACTGACCACCGCGCTGATACGGAAAGCCGCGCCGCCAGCGATGCGATTGGAGGGAAGTGGTGCTGACCGCATTCACCTGGCTGCCGTTGTAAGCCAGCGCGGCAAGTTTTACGGTGTTTACCGGCAAAGCTTCTGGAGTATCAAGCGTTGGCAGTGATTCCAATCCGCCAAGATCGACTGTGTTTACCGGCAAAACATTCAAATGGGAAAGGGTTTTCAGGGATGCCAGTCCTCCACCTGTAACCCGTTTCGCTGGTCCAATTCCAGGCATTAGCGACCTCCGAGCGATTTGTACGCCATGAAAATTTCATAAATGTTATCGACCTGATCGGCATTCGCGAGGTTGATTTGGATTCCAATCCAACGCGATGCTGGAGTGATCGTCTGATAGACCTTTTGCGTCATAAATGTGCCGTTCCTTCGATTGAACGCCGTGGATGTATCGACCAGATTCGCAGCAATGGAGGTGTAAATTGCCACGGCTGGAGCCTCGTCCGAGCAAATCAGGACATCGGTAATTGGCTGTGCATTGTTCGTGACTTGGAACGTGGCCGGATATCCCGTGCGTGTAGGTTCGTTGTAACTGCCAACTCCGATATAGCTGAACCGCGAACCGTAATCTGGCACGACAGACAAGAGCCCCAATTTCATAATCGGGGCGTATGACAGGCCGTTATCGTTGAATGCCGAGGTGCTCAGTTGCAGCGCTTTCGTTCCATTCGACGCCATCAAAACATAGTTGCCGGGCGAAATTTCGCCGCTATAGATATATTTGGCAGCGAAGGTCCAGGGCGGCATCCACTGATCCTGATCCACGTCATACACATAGAGTTTGGTCCCGGTCGAAAGGATCAACCAATGAAAACGGCCCGCCGTGTGAAATGTGACCGAGGATGTGGCCGGATTAATGCCAGCAAGATCGTTGCGGATGAGCGTCGAAAGTTCATTCAGGTTCGTGCCATCGGACGCCCACACCTGTTGCGCTGAATCGAGCCAGGCCACGACGCCGCCCAATTGGGAAATGCAAGTAAGGTTGCGACATCCACGGCGCGTTGAAACTGCATAGCGAACGAACGTGTCGAGCGTGTTGCCCTGAACTACATAAATGCGCCCGCCCGATAGAACTCCCAACGCCTGATTCGCTCCAATTCCAGTTACCGCCAGCGCTTGAAGCGGCTGATCGAAAGACCAGAAGTTCCCAGCGATCCCCGAAGGCATCGATTCCTCGGGAACGCCAATCGTGATTTCCTCTAGGCCCGTGAACCACACTTTGTTTCCAGTGAATCCCCAAATGCGCCCGGAGTAGTAAACCATCCCGCGCATTGGAGTAGGCGGATCATTGAATGTAGGTATCGGGGCAATCGATAATGCGTTTAGGTTTGCATCAGCCGCACTATCGTTTATGTTTGCATTCGCATTTGGAACGGGCGAATTCGGAATTTCAAAATAAGCCTGTCCACCAAGCCCGGTCGCGGAATCCGTCGTGCGAAAAATGCGGATTTGATTGACCTGTGGATCGGTGGATGCGACAACCGGAATCACGATATGGTCGATGCCTGTCGTTGCCGTGATGTTGATTAAGAATCCAGCTCCAACGCCCGGCTGCGCTCCTGCCGTCGTGGTCGGCACGGCGTTCTGTTTGGCATAATCCGAGCCTCCTGCGGTTATCGTATACGTTAGTACTTGCCCACCGCCCCCAACTGTATTGATGATGTAAGTCGCGTCCTTATTCCCCGCCTCAACGATACCTGTATCATTCACGACGTATCCGTGGCCCGCACCTGCGAGCGTGCTCGCCGAAATCTGATCGCCGAACGGACCAATGAGATTCGATGGTGGTGATGGCGATCCAACGTGACCAGTATTTGAATTACAATAACAAACGACATACTGATAACCCACGAACGAATCCATCGAGCCTGCACCGGAGGTTGAGACGACTGGACCGCCAGAGCTGAAAACAACGATTTGCGCTGAATCAAGTGAAAAAGTCACATTCCACGCGCTACCTGCGGGCGGCAAGACGTTGCTCGCATCGCCATAACACACGAGCTGGACGCCAAAATTTGACGCATTGATTAGTGCGGGACTAAGATTGGTTGTGCCCCATAAGTCCGATGAACCACCAAAAGGGATCGTGATGTCCGTTGTCGAGGACAAAAATGATACCCGCGCCGATCCCGCTCGAACGCCAGCGACAATTAAGTAAGCGACAATGCCCGGCGAAATTGGGAATCCCGAATTCACCGTGACGTGTCCAGTGACATTTACCTGGACACCCTGAATCGTGTTCGCGGTCTGAATCGGAATTCCGCCAAAACCGTAGTTCGTACAATTCAGATAGTTCGTAGGGAGCTGGTTTGTGCTGGAGCCCGCCACTTTGGTTACAAGTGCCGTCGCGTAAGCGCTATCCGGCGCACCCTGGATATTGGTTGGATTTGTCCAAGTATGGCTGCCTGAAATGACGGTCCCGCCATCCGCGCCGGTGCCGCAATACTCGTTATTTGAGGTTGCGGCACTGTAGGTGCCGATCCCCCAATTTGATAGACCATTGATCGGGTCCCATTTACGAACATAGAAGCCATTCGAAAAATAAACAGTGTTGTTCGATACGACGAAATCGTATGGCGTGTTCGTTGCGGTCGGTTCTGTAAAGAGCGAAACAAAACTGTTGTCCGTACCAACTTGGAGCTTGTATACGACGGCGAAACCACTAGCATTAATGTCACAGGCCATGACAATGAAAGTGCCGTCGAATCGATCCCAGGTGAATAGGCGTTGCAGGTTATTGAACGTAGTTGGTGTTTGCTCGACGAAATTGGCAAATCCAGGACGGCGTTCAGCGAATCCGCCAATGCTCGTCAAAATATCGAACGATCCGGTCGTGAAGTGTGGATCAGTTGAGGTTGGCGAGGTCAAGGTGATATACGGGATCGCCGTATTCGAGATGACGCGGTGCGCGAGTTGGGATTCTTGTGCCAATTAGAGAATCCATTCGAAAATGACGATTCCATTTGCGCCATTGCCGCCAGCCGCATTCGCACCGCCGAGCGCGCCGCTACCGCCGCCGCCTGGAGCCGTAGGAATATTTCCAGTTCCGGTTATTCCGGGACTGCCTGCGCCACCTCCCAGGATTGAGCTGGCACCCGCGCCAGCCATCGTCAAGCTTGCGCCTACCGCCGTGATCGATTGGCCGCCAGCTCCGCCCACGTTCACATCGCCGCCCGTCCCGATGGCCGCCCCTCCACCTCCCGCTCCGCTTGTTCCGCCAATTCCAGCACCGCCCAATCCTCCATTCGTGACGATGCTCGTGATGATTTGCGTTCCCGACGAGACGGTTGAACCTGTTCCCGGATTGCCGTTCGCTGCCGAAACGCCGGTGCCGCCCACGCCAATCGAAACGGTGAGCGTATTCCCTGGCGTTAGACCCGTGAGCCATTTGATTCCGGCACCGCCAGACCCACCGCCAGACCCGCCTACAGTGCTATTGGCACCGCCGCCAGCGCCGCCAGCGCCAACAACCGTTACCTTTAGCTTTGTTACCGAGGCGGGAATCGTGAATGTGCCATTGACTGTGAATATCGATTGATTAATTCCTGGCAGCGAAAAACTCAGCGTCGAAGTGGCCACTGGAAACTCCTGACTGAGATCAATCGGACCCGATCCGGTAATGCTCCAAAAGAGCGGCCCACTCACAAGCAAGCCGTTGGAATTGAACATGCGAACGTAATAAATCGTGCCCGTTGGAGTAAGTTGGTCATTCGCCCACATCACGCTTCCGCCAGGAACCTGACCCGCCGAAGTTAGGGAAACAAATACGCGCGTCGGTGCAACTTGGCCGCCCGATCCAACGATTTGAGATGGCGCGCTTAAATCAAACGTAAGAAAACCAGCCGCCAAGACCGTGCCTTGCGGGTCTTGGAACGGGATCGATGACGTGATTGCCTTTGGTAAGACTGCCATTTAGACACTAGTTAGTTAAGTTACTAAATTCCATATAAACCCGGCCAATAACTTCTGCCAACCCCTAACGGCTGCTCTGGATACCTGAATTCATCGCCCGAGGCGAGATCTTCAGTCCGCGCCATTTCTTTCAGGAGCGACATGAACACGCCGAATTGCCCCGTGAACTGCTCGACCATTGACCCATTTCGTGACAGTTGCGCGCCGCCAGCGCGGGGATCATCGGTGAGCTGATACACCTTCCATAAAAGCCCAGCATCCAGCACGCTGAAGTAATCGTCAGGGAACGGAAATGGTGTCATCAAATTTGAATTCGTGACCTTGGTCGGATGGGTCTGGTACTCGCCGAGGAGCTGGATGATCTGACCTTGGGAAACCTGCGGCGCGTTCATCATGCGGAAAAAGGCTTGCGATGAAAACCAGCCGAGCGCGCTCATCGTTTCAACGCCAGCAGTGCGCGAGAGTTCAGGCGAGAGATTCCCAAGGGATGCCAGCTCGCGATATTCAGGCGGATTCGAGTCAAGCCTCGCGATCCGCATTTTGAGCGGTCGCAGAATATTGGGATTGCCCGATCCGCCCGAATTCGCGAGTCCAGAGGGCGAAATTGTGCCAACAATTTGCGTGTTGGTCGGAACGCTCGCGATGGTCACGACCTGGCCGTTGTAGCCGAGCGTGTCATCATTGACGATGGTGCCGGTTGTGCCAGCAACCACGACACCAAGCGGCAAATTGTGCGCGTACAACGTGTTGATCGTGACCGTCGAAGCGACCATTGACAGACCGTTCGGCGTCTTTTGGATGATGAAACCGCCGCCAAAATTGTTGTTCGTGACGCCACCGAACTGAAGATTGATCGGATAAACAAACCAGCCACCTGTGATTGTGTAGTCTTGCTGATTGCCGGTGAATTGCGCGCCGCCCACGGGCGGCGATCCAGGCGCTTGCGTGAGCTGCACCAAATTCGTTTGCGTGAGCGAGAGGATCGACCAGCCCCACGGGAAATAGCGCCAGATGGTGCTCGCAACCATATCCACGATGTTCGCTGCGGGAGTCGCGAGCGGCGCACCGTGCGCATACTGCGTGACGAGATTGAGTGCGTCCTGGGGGCTATAGCTTGACGGCATGTGTTACAATCCCCTCGTTGTTCTCACACCAAGCGGGGCGGGCTGCACCGTTGGTCCCTCTGTGGCCCGCCCACAAATCAGGCAGCCGCGAGAGCTTGTTTCGCCTGAACGTAAATCTCCAGGCACTTGCAGGCGGGTTTCAGTTCAAAACATCCAGGACAAATTGTGTATTCCTCGGGCGGCGGGGCGGCTTTCAGTAAGCCGTTCTGGAGGATCGCGTTGTAGTAATTCGGCTCGGGCTTGAACATCCACGTTGTACTGCACCGCTGGCAAATGATAACCGCGAGCCCGTTTTGGTAAGCCTGCCCGCCCGTAGTCCATTCGCCGGTCGGCCAATTACGAGGTACGGCATCGCCCGTCTTGGCATCGCGCATGTGCGAGCAGGCATTTCGCTTTTGGAGCTGCGCCTCGGCCTCGATCTTGCCGAGCTGGAGGATCATCGCCGAGCGGCGATGATCTTTCGCCAGTTCCTCATCGAGCTTCCGCTGTTCGAGCGGATTCAATGCCGTGGCCGAAGCGACCGCCTCCTTAATCGCGGATCGCAAAAGATTTTGAAGCTCCTCGGGCGTAATCGAAATGAAATTGCGACCATCCGTGTTAGCCATAATCGTTCCTTTAGGTTTGTGCCTGCCAATTTGCCGATTCCATGCTCGGCGTCCAATCGAAGTGCTGCGTCAGATCGCCCTTTGTAACGAGGCCAGCGCGCAAAAGTCTGACGAGCACGGTGCGCCAGCCGCGAGTGAGATCGACCACAGTTGGAACTTCGATCCAGTGAACGGCATCGCGGGGAATTTCGGTGCCGCCCATTACGCCAACGACCTCTGGATTCGGGACCTGTTTCATGACAACGTGAGCCACTTCGAATTCCGGCATGATTTCGCCCGAGGCCAGCGTGAACAGGAACATCTTTTTGGGAGTGAGGGTCCCGGCAGGATTCCGTTCCACAGTATCGAGATACATGCCCGTCATTTCCGGGAAATTATTGGCACGCTCGAAAACCAGCCTGGAGTTACAAAGCTTCAAACGCCGAATCACCTCTTGCGTGGTGAGGAAGCGACCAATACGCGCGGCGAGCGTTGCACAGTCCGCGCCGTCCTCAATCTTTACGGAAACGGTGTTGGACGCGATTTCCTGGGCCAGCGCGCTCATTCGGAGCGCCTGTTCCTGCTCGCGGACCCACGCCTCGCCCCAACGCTGTTGCGCCGCTGTATCGAGAACCAGCACGGCCTAATCGCTGAGGTCCTGGGGAACCGCGCCGTATTGGACCTGGAAAGCCAGGCTGGGCGTTGTTCCGCTGATAACCCAGCGAACCTTGATGAACTGCGGAACGATGGGGCCGTTGTTTACGACGGCAGCGGCCAGGTCCGCAGTGCCAAGGAGCGTGCAAGACGCGGAAGTGGCAGCATCGCCGATCCCAAGGTACGGACGAATGAGGAGCTGTTGGCCGAGCCCGCTCGACGTGATGGTCGATGTACTCAGAATCTCGTTGTAGGTCGTGCCGCCATCAAAGGAGGTCGCAATGATCCCAACCAGCGTCGGCAGGGTTCCACTAACCGTCTGTGACTGGAAAACAATTCGGTAGCTCGACGCGGGCGGGAGCGTAAGATTGGCGCTCGTTCCGCTCGTTGTGACCGTGGCGAGCCCGAGAAGCGTCCCGCCAAAAGGTAGCATTCCAAAATTCGGCATCGCGTTTCTCCTTAGAGCGCATCCACGCAAAATTCAGTGATGGCCACGATATTTCCGACCACGCTCGATCCATTTTTCCCAGTGATGGAAAAGTTGAGGTTGGAAAGCGCCGGGATCGAGATCGCGGTATTGGTGAGCGCAGCGTTTCCGGTTACAACCGTTGTGCCGAAAGCACCTTGCTGCCCACCGGATAGCGTCTTGCCAATGGAATCCCAAATGAGTGTCGCTTCAAGCCAGCCCGAAGTTGAGGCAGTCACAAGCGATTGGCTTGTGATCGTGGCAACGAGATTCCCGGATGTGATCGTCGTGCCAACCTGGTTCGCGTAGATCGCGATGATGATCGTGGAGGTGCCAGCGGTCGTGGTTTTGAAAGCCGCGCGTACGCGGATCGGGAATCCATCAAAGCCAGAACCGAAACTGGGCGCGGCGGTCGCGCCAAGCACCTGACCGACCGGCTGCGGGAAAATGATGGCCGTGCCGCCTACCTGCGCAGCAAAGAGCTGCTCGGTAGTAGTCACGAGCGTAATCGACGGAATGACATTGGCCCCCTGAGCGGGGCTTCCGGCACCAACGAAACGCGAGATTGTATTTGCATTCGGCATCGATTCGCTCCTTAGACCAAGCTCGCGTCCGGTTTGAAAATCCGGTAACGAAGGTTGATGGTGTCCAGGATTTGCGTCAGGAACACGTAGCGGTAGGAAACCGCTGCGCCGATCATTCCGGCAGGGTCCGCGATCTGAGGGCCGCCGCGAATCACGTTGATACGGAATTGCTGTTTCGAGGGGTCCTCAACCCGTGAGGGACCGGACCCCTGGAGGTCCACAGCGCCAGCCGCACCGCGTCCCACCACGTACGCCGAATACAGAACGTTCGGCGCAACGCCGGAAGTCGTTACGTTGGTCGTGGCCCAAATCTTGACGTTATCCACGACGCCGACAGGATCGTCGAACGGATTCGGCGGTTCGAGGAACACCTTCGGATCGGCCCATTTCATGAGATCGATGAAGCCGCCTGCCGTATTGTCACTCTTGATGTCATACACGATGTACGGGTGCATGATCGCGTAGTAGTACTTGTCATCCTTGGGGCGCACATCGGCACCCTCCAGGAGGGCTTTGCAGCGCCGCACATCATCCACCGTGGCGTAGGTTCCGAGCGTTCCGGGCGAAAGCACGGCACTCGCCTGGCCGTCGAAAGCCGCCTTGATGATCGTGTCCACCGATAGGCCAGCCGCGTAACCGAGCTGCTCGGCTGCGTTCTGAACGATGGGATCAATCGCAGTTTCATCGAGGAGGGTCGAGACGGTGATGAAATCGGAATATTCGGAAACCGTGCCGGAAAGAGTGATCGTCGAGAGGGTATTGCTATTGCCTACCGTTCCTTCGGGCGCGGGAGTTGTGTTCGCCCCGAGGAGTTGATAACGGAACCACTGCACGGTCTTTCCAGACCGGCGTGGAACCATGTCAGGCTCGCAAGCGTTATAAAAACGGAAACGCTTTTTGAGCTGGTCTAAAGCCCTTCTGTTATACCAGACCGTAGCCAGGTGAGCTAGGCCAGCCGATTGAGTTGTGTTTCCCGATTGTGTTTATGGTTACTGTATCACTACAGCAACGCTCTGCATGTTGCCATGCAGTCCGGGCTCTATCTTCATCCCGTCCGGGATGGCTGACGTATTAGTCTCTGGGGATACGCCACGGCGATTCAGCGTCATAAAGCGCTCATAGAAGAACGTTCGCGCCGCCTGATCTTCACGACCATCCATGCGGATGAAATCGAGAGCCAGGCCAGCTTGCTCTTTCTTGATTACCAAGTACGGTAGAATCCCAAGGAGGAGCCGTTCCTGAGCCTTTCGACCGAGAACCCGCCAGCGAAGCGCGGGCTTCCAGTTTTGCTGATGCCGCTTGTCGGTATAATGTTTCCCGCCGAAATGCAGCTCGATCCATTTAATCAAGCGCTCGTCGGTACTCGTCATGCCGATATTGAGTATGAAGTGCCAGGTTCCATTGCAGCGTGAACGACCACCACTCGGACGCGCCCTGACAGCATCTTCCGCAGGACGGCTGCGACCAATGGTTATATGGCCTTCGCCATCCATCAGTCCAGCCAGGTATGCGTAAGTAACCTTCTTACTCAATCGCGTCTTTCCTCCGTCTCTGCCACATGGGCCTTTGACGGATATAGTCAGCTTTAACCCGACCTAAAATTAAGCCGGGGAATATGCCATTTAAGACACTCCTAGTACTTCTGGACTAGGATGCCTCGCTGTGGGAGGGACACTCCGGTGGGCGATTTGAGCTAGGTTGCGGTCGCGGGACTCGCGGCAGCTACCTGCGTGACCGAAGGACTTTCGGTGCGATCCTGACGCGCGGATTCTGAACCCGAGACACCTACCGTGTCAAGCACTTTATTCTTGTTATACAATTTCTCGGCCCACGGGAACATGGAGCTGAGTTCAACGGAATGGTAATGACCCACGACAACCGAGGGATTGCCATAAATTTTGAATCCCAGCTCGCGAGCCTCTAGGCAAAACGGGATATCCTCAGTCGCAGCGAGGCCCTGATCCTCGTTCCACTGATATTTGAAATAGGGATAGGGCATCCCTTGGAATACGCGCGGGCGAATAAAGATCGCGCCGGTGCCAGCTTTGGTAAGCTCTTTGAATCCGGGAGGTAAGTGCGCCGGTCCCGCGCCAGTCGGGGCATCATCCCAACCCCAGCAAAGCGTACATTTCAGTTCGGCCTGCGACCAGATATAGAACGCCGGCACCACAATATCCGCATCCTCGGGCGCATCCTTGAGCGTGTCTAAAAAGTTGTCAGGGACCACCATGTCGTTGTCGATCATGCAAATCCAGTCCAGGCCCCGGTCCTTGTAGTTCCGGCAAAAGATGTTCCGGCCCGAGGCCGCTGGAATGAAATTCGCGATCCCCACTACGGGATACGCGCCGCCGATCCGCATGGGCATTTCGGCAAAGAATTGCGTGATCGAAGGATGGTGCCAGCCGTTCCGCTCGTAAGTGCTCAAGATTCCGAATATGAGTTTTGTAGGTTCACCGGGCATAAGTCTGAGCCATTTCCTTTAGACGCTGGATGTATTGACGCGATATTTCTAAGAGGCGCTGTTCGAGCCGTTCCAGGTCCTTCGTGACCCGTTTTACCTCCGCGACGCGCTGGGCCTTGGTCAATTTTTAGACATCGGCTAAAATCGGCTCCGTTTCTCCAATCAGTTCAAACGAATCCATGCCATTTACATTCGACCGGATCACTCCGTACCCGCCCGGCATGGGGATTTCCGCCTCCTCGGGCAGTGCTCCGTTGTAATCGATATCAAGTTCAGCGGGGATGCGCCCGTGGGTTAGGAATATCGTTGGACGAAACGCGCGCACCTCGCGGGCAAGCTCAATTTTAGGATCGAAGAAAGCAAAAAACCTGCGCCGGAAATTCGTCCTCGTTTCACCGTTCGGCGCTGGCATGCTCGGATTTTCATACCAGCGCCGAACACTTTCTACGACCTCTTTTTCCGGCTTGCCGCCCAAGGAACCCATGTCAGCGGTGCGTAAGGCGAAATCAGTTTCGTATGGGATGTTACCGAGGATTTCGGCCATGAGAAACGCACCCTCCGAATCGCGTGAAAGGTCGGAGGAATAGATCATCTTGGGCGCGTAAATCTTGAGCTTGTTCGCCGTGAGCTGAATGTCCGCGCGACCATCATCCGTGAGAGGAACATCCTCCCACGCGCGCATCTTGGGATTCGCGGGATCGTTGAACGCCGTGCGACCGTGGCGCACTACGATGGCAAGCACTCGACTAGTGGATGATAATGCAGTGTCTTGCATGTGATCGTGTCGTAGCCTGCCAAGCGATACGCTTCCGAATGCGCCCAGTCCCACAGTCCATCTGCCTCCTGGCTGCCTTTTGGTTCCGGCCATTTCTGGACGAGGCCCTTGCGGCAAAGCGCCGGAACGGCACCGTAAAAAGCACATCCCTTGAGCGTGGCACGAATGAGGCCAGCCTTGGGATAGTCCTTGAGCGCTCGATCCGCCCGCTCGGCGAAATCCTCGTCGGCAGGACCGCAACCAAGCTCGGACAGGACATACGTCGCGCGCGAAATATTTTCCGCCGCGACACGTCGTTCGATTTCGAATTTCCTGGCCGTCGTGGCCACAACTTCAATCGCGACAGGTTCCAGGCCGTCGATGTCCCACGCTTCAAGGGTCATTTCAAGCATGTCCACTGGCGATTGTGGGCCGTAAGCGATGAACACCTCGATCATCCGAAAGCGCCTTTGGAGCGCAGGTACTTTTCAAAATCGTCCATTGACATCTTACCGGCCACAACGTCTTGCTCGATCCGGCTCGTTTCTGAATCCACGATACCCGAACCGCCGCCGCCTGGCGAGGGAGGGACCTCCTCACGCTCGGGCTCGGGCTCGACCGGCGAAATCGAATCGGCTTGGACGCAGTTCTGCCAAGCGAGATCAATCGTATCCTTCGTGACGGGATGCCCCATTTGCTGCAACCGCACGACCTCGTTCGTCAGCGTTTGCGCGGCTTCCATGCTCCCCTTTGGAAAATCGGGGTGCGAGTTGATAAAGAACGCCGCGAGCGCATCCTGTTGGAGCGCTGAAATCGTGGCCTGCGCTTGCTGAAAATATTGCGGCACCTGATTCGGATCGGGGATGCCGAGGTCGTAAGCAAGGAGATAGCGATTCGCCTGGATGGGGTCCTCGCCCACAAGCCGGTAGTACCGATCTTTATCGAATGCGCCCTCGGGCGGCGCGGCAGGGCGATTGCGTTGCTGTATTTCCGCCTGGATCACATTGAGCCGCTGTTCCATTTCCTCGCGGCGCGCACGCTCCTCTTTGAGCGCCGTGGCCGTATCCTCCTTCATTTTGGCAACCGTTTTGAATGCCTCGTCGATGTTTTCCGCTTTGACCTTACTGCCATCCGCGAGCGTGTATTCAAATCCCGGTGTTGGTGTTCCGCCCATTACGATACCCCTTTGGTTTCCTTGAATTCCGCGATGATCCGGTCGCGTTCTTTCTGTGTGGCCTCAATCCAACCGAGTAGGTTGTCCACGAGTTCGCGTTTCGCGTCCCACCGAATCACGTAAGGCGTCATCCGCTCGGGTTCGAATTTGAATTTGACCGCTTCATCGAGCGTGATAACGACCGACGTGCCAAGATGGGCCACGATCTTTTCCCACACCGGAATCGCTTGGAGCCGATCAAACTCCCCTGCGAGATCGATCACCTCTTTCATTTGGTCGAGCGTGCTCGGTTGCCCCGGATCGGCGGCTGGCCGAACCCTGGAAACGAGCGCCCGGATATACGCTTTAAGCGGCTGCACCCTCATCCTCGTCCGGTTCCTGTTGCTGGTCCTGTTGCTGCATCATGTGATCCGATAAGAGGCCCGAGATGTGCTGTAAATTCTTGTCGTCGAGTTCGGCCATCTTGCCCGCGTGACTAAAAATGACCTGGAGTAACGTATTGATGAGCTTGGTCATGTTGGCCTGTTGGTGCTTGCCTTGGTCGGCCTGGAGCTGTTGCTGTTGCATCGCCATCTTGGCCTTGACCTCGGCGGGCGGCGATTGCTGCGCCTGGACCTGGTCGGGCGTCATGTCGATCAAGAGCGGATCGCGCGGACGGTAGCCAAGCGAATCCCAAATCATCGATTGGAACACTTCGACCGACATGGTTTTCTTTTGTTGCTGGCCGAGGAGCTGGAGCATTTCAGGATTGAAAATCGTTTGCGCAATCGTCGGAAAGAGCTGTAAGAATCCACCACGCGCCTGCGCCCGGATCGCGCCCCAGCATTCAGCGTAAACGACGGCGTTCATCACATCCTCAGGCTTTTTCTGGCCGAGCGTTTTGTGCAGGCGAATCCAGGCCGAGGCTTGTTTCAAATCGCCGAACTTTTTATTCAAGAGGATGAACGTGTTCAGGATCGGCTCGATGACCTGGTCCTCCGCGTTCTGGATGTAATAGCTCGTGCGGTCCTGGGTCGCTCCGACTTGCGTGTTGATGCCTGCGGCAGTGCGGTTAGCAGAATTGCCGCCGCTCGACGGACTACCGAGTGCAGCAAGGTCAGACATGCCCGTAATTCGTTGCACGCGGCGTTCGCTCGCCTCAACTTCGATGAAAGCTTGCTGGGTGATGTTTTCCGTTTCGAGCTGCTTGATATCGCCATCGGGGTTTTCCACCTCGATCACGACGCCAGGCCGCACCTTGAGCTGGTAAGGCGGGATGGTTACGCCGCGCCGCTTAATCATGGGTCGATGAATCGAGAGGGCGAGTTCATCGACCCGTCCATTGATGATCGCTTGCTGGAGCCGCTGCTCGCCTTCTCCGACATCGGTGATGGCCAGGGCATGCCAGCGATCCAGAACGTCAGCATAGGACATCGAATAGAAATTGATCGCGCGGTACTTATTCGGCTGGTTGTAGGCGATCCATTCACGATTGAGGCAAACGATCTTGCGATCCGCCGTCGTGTACCAAATCACTTCCAGCCGCTTCTGGCCGGGATCGGCGGAATAATCCTGCGCGGGATTCCACATGTTGTAGCGGAACAGTTCCGCCGAGAGCTTGGTCACATCCTGATTCGAGGTCGTTTTCGATTTCGAATAGAGCGCGAGCGTTCGATCATCCGGGATTTTGAAATCCTTCATCTTCGCCCACGCCTTGACCTCCTCAGCGCGCATGTACGTGCGCAGGATGAAATACCCGCCCTTTTGGAGCGAAGTCGATTCGCAGTTGGGATCGACGTACGAATCGATGATCGAGCGGTAGCGCAGGTACGGACGGCGCTTCATTTCCCGCTGGATCGAGCGCTTGTAATTGAAATCGAGTTCCGTGGGCATCGACATCGGCCCAACGATGGGATGGTAAATTTGCTGGACGTTCTTGACCGACCTTGTTTCCTTGATCGTGATCGTCTCGTCCTCGTAGTCCTCCATCCCCCATTCGAGGATGCCATTGCCGTACACGAGCGAGGATTTCGCGCACAGGCGGATTTGCTCCCGATACTTCGCCTCCTTGAGCTGCTTGATAATCAGTTCTTTCCAGAGCTGCGCGTTGTCGGGATCCTCGGCGTAAAACTCGTACGTGTCGGGATCGCAAATCGCCCGCACAATTTTCGGCAGCATCGATTCGATCTGCTCGAACGTGACGTAAATTCCGAGCGAGGACCTGGGAACTCTCGTTCCATCCCAATACCTCTGGCCCGCCCAGGCCAAATATAATTCCATCGCATTACGATATCTCCAATCGTGAGCGTGAGTTCGGTATGCCTCGGCGTAGGCAAAGTCCGAGCGCACGATCCGCAAGGCATTCGCCTCGGTCCAGTCGATCCCGATCTTGAGTTGCTGCGTTGACGGCAGCGGCTCGGGAACCGGGACAGCACCTTGATCGCCGTAGCTCAAGCGGCCACCTTCAATTCTTTAATTAGCCGCACAAGACGCAGCCGTTCTTCCATTGCGGCACCAGTAATGCGCCGCCCCATCCGATTCGCATTGATTAATTTTCGCATCTGCTGAAAAACAATTGCCTGCGGCTTTTTGATCCGCAGGAACGGCAAAATCAGGCGCGTCATCCGATCAGCTTCCGCGCCGTAAATAGTCCACATCCAAACAGGTTGCCAACCCTTACCGTGAGTTTTCGAGGGATATACCCTGCCGCCGAAAAGCCGCTGCAAATCCAGAAGTACCGGCTGTGTGGATTGAGACAAGGTGAAAGTACATGGGAAGCATTCGCGATTCCCGCCTCCACGGCGATGACCAAGGTAAAAGCAGCCTTCGCCATCAATGAATCCAGCGGCGTATGCCAGATCGGTTTTAAGCCACGCTTTCATAAGACTCCGGTAGGCGCGTCCAATGCCTTTCCCTCATTGCCATAAAGCCATTCTTCCTGACCGTTTTCGCTAAATCCCATGAATCTATCGCGCGGTTTTTCGCGCCCGAAAAGATCACGAGAATCGAAAAATGGACTCGATACAACGTCGTCGTTTACACCGCCCTCTTGGTTGGTCATCGCATCAGCGCAGGTGTCAAGAAAATCATCGTGAACGCCGCTGCTTTGAGATGGGAATTGCATAATTTCCAGAATGATGTCTGTTTTACAGCCGAGATCGTCGGAAAATCGAATGACGCCATTACGAAACCAGGGTTGTAATCCGCGAATGCGCTGCTGTTTTGAAACGTGCGTATTTCTAGGAATCGCGACCATCGTGGGGAAGCGACCGCGCTTCGATGCCTCGCGCTGGAAAAATGGGAGCAAGACGCGCGCGTGCGCGTCTTTTTCCACCTTAAAATCGACAGGTCGCCATCGCGAATGGATGTCAAAAATATGGTCGATTACTTGGAAGGGAGTGAATCGTCCACGCCGAACATCCACAATATAAAGTCTGCCATCCCGGTCGAATCCGTGAACGTTAAGTACGGTGAAGTCGTTGTCGTTCTTTGCCGGTTCCATTCCATGCAGGTCCACAGTGCAATGAATACGGAGTGTGGGCACGATGTTCGATATAATTCTTCGGGGAAGGAACACAATGTCTTTCGGATCACACAATCCTCCCTCGGGCGGAATTGGGGCATTACGATATTGACAACTATAGATATAGCTCCCAACTTCTTTCTCAATCCGATCTAGTTCGGTCTTAGGGAATCGGGCAGGCCAGACGGATTCTTCTCCGGTACGAGGACGTACGACCGTTCGATAAGTTCCTGAATCGAGCAATCGTCCGTACAGATCGCCAAAGTCGTACCGCGTTCCTTCAACATCAATCCATCCGTTATGAGGAGGTATTTCCGACCGTTCAAGTAAAGGGTTGAGGTAGCCAAAATGTCCGATGACATCAGCAATTTGGCCAGGAGTCTTGACATTTTCCTTATCAACCAGGTCCGAATTTTTGATGACCTCATAGTGCGCCCCCGCGATCACCTTACCGACCGAGCACGTTGACACGGTCGGTTCCTTCCAGTGTTTCGAACGGTTCGGGACGGTGAACTCCTCTTGGCTCCCGAAATCCGCCGCCTTTTTCGCGGGCGGGCAGAACTCTGGAAAGTAGTAACGGAACTCGTGATTGAATTGGAAATGGCCCTTGATTTCGCAAAGCATCTTTTTCGTTTGATCGCCGGTCGCGGTCGAAATCAAAATGCGGATGTTCGGGTAGTTGATGATCCATTGGATCGCGTGCGCGATGGTGATGATCGAAGTCTTGAGATGGCCGCGCGGATAGAGAATGAGCGTGTTGCGCGGCCCGGTCAGCCGCCACAATTCCACGGCGGGCGTGTACGTGACGATGCCGCGTTCGTCGATGGCGTCCACGCCGCCCTGGAAGCGCTGCAAGTTTTCGATGATGTTCCAATGCACCTCCTCGCACACGTCCTTGTAGCCGAGGAGTTTCGTGCAAAGGAACAGCAACGAACGCCTGGCCGCGTTGCGCGCACCCTTGAAAATATCGAGCCGAGCCTTGAACTCCTCGGGATCGATTTGCGTTTTTAGACCGGCTCCCATAAGTTGCAACACGCTCGCCCATCAACCGGACCCATCACCTTCTTGCACGGGCTTGTGCCATACACCTTTCGGATCATCATTTCGTCACACGATCCGCAATGCGTCGGCCCGTCCTCGGAATAACCCGCTTCACCTTGCGTCACTTTGCGTGACGGGCCATTCAGGATCAGGTTCCCAACCGGCGTTCCGTTTACGTACAAGCCGCAAATCCCACGCGGCCCGTTGATTTTTCCTTCGACCTCGATACAGGCGCGGTTAGGTCGATTGAATTTCCAGCAAATGTCGCAGCGCGCTCCATCGGGCGATCCAATTGATTCTGGCGAGTAATAAAGCGCGACAGCTTTCTGGATCATTCACGCCTCAATTCACAATGAGATAGCTGACACAGGCTGGGTTTGCGGCCAGCGTGGCATTGATTTGAATCGTGAAGCTCGTTGCCACACTCCGGGCAGTTACAACAGGCTGCACGAGTGTCGAAAGCGTCGTGTTGCAGGTAGCGCTCAACTTCGCGCCCAGGCTTTCATCAATCGTGAGGAGGATTTGACTCAGCGACGTAACTGCCGTGGTGTTGATTTGCAGCGTCGGTGTCGCTCCGGTCGGAACTGCCACACTGCCAGCCCGCGCCGAACCACACACGGCTGGCGATGCGCTCGATGAACAGTTCGTGGCCGAGGTCAGGCTATCCGCCCAGCTCGTTGTGCAATTGCCGCCCGAGGGCGCAGTGGAACGCAAAAATTGGCTTGCTGCCGGATTCGCCGAAGGCAGGAATACTGTACAAGCACTCGTACCGGCGGAAGGATCAATGGCAATCACGGCTGTTTGACCTGTGGAATTCGAGTACTGTGTTTTCCCTGGCGTCTGGATCGCATTGGCATTGCCGCTACGCACTTCAATTCGCGGGTTGGACACATCAATTTCAACTTCATTACTCGCTCCATCGGACATATCCAGGATGCAGCCTGGATCAATGCAATCGATTTCGCCCATCGTGCCGATCCATGCCGAATTACCCGTGATCGTCGATGCCCCCGTAAAAACGGCAAGATGCCCGCTTGCCGGACTCCCGGTCGTCGTCACTGTTCCCGCGACACTGCCAAACACAGACCAGACGTTCGGCGCGGAACAAAATTTCATTAGCATCGTCATCGTATTGAAGTACTGGAGGCCGCGATTCGAATCGCACGTCGCGGGATCGGCAACAAAGCTCGGAACGTGGAGCTGCGCGCGGGCCTTGGTCGCGAAACACAAAAGAAATGCCAGAAGTAACAGAAACCGTTTCATAGCTCCTCCAGGTCAAAAATGTCCACGAATGCGTGGTTGCCAGCGGAGGAATTCCCAAAAATTCCCGTCAGTGTGAATCCGTAGGTTACGCCCGAAGCAAGGAACGTCGAGCTGTCACGATTGGGGTCCACGTTCGCAATGACGTTCGTTAAACTCGCCGCGCCAACCGGATTGTTCGCGAGTTGGCCCTGGCCGTTTCCGGTGATTTGCAAACCGCCTGCGTTCCAATACATGCCAATGCTGAAATCAAATCCCGTGGCCGTGTTGTTGACGGTCGCTGCGCCGGTCGAAAAGATCAGCGCGTTCGATGCGATGGTCGGTGAAAATCCAAAATACACATTCAAGTTAAAGGTCGTGTCGATGGTCGCTTGGACCCGGCCAGCCACAACGAGCTTGAAGCGCTTATTCGCCAGCGAGCCATTCGAGGGGAGCGGCAGAATGAGTGGAGCGCCCCGGCCATTCGGAAATTGCGTTTCCACGGTTACGTTCCCGAGGTCATTCCCCGGAAGCATCGCAGCCCGATACAATGTGGCGGAATTGGGCATGTCAAATTCGCAATTCAAAAACGTCTATCGAGGCGGTTTCAAGCGTGCTTGCCGTCGCAGCATTCCAGCCAAGCGTAAATCCCTGACTTGGCGATGATTGGCTGTTTTGATCCTGATTTGGATCAAAAATGAACGTTGCTCCAGAAACAAGGGTGGTTGCAATCGTTCCATTCCCTTCGACTCCGGTGGCATATCCATACAGTTGCTTGCCCACTCCCGTCACAAAAAGATGAACATCAAGGAGCGCGGATGGATTCGTTGTCGAAAGTTGATGTGAACTAGAACTAAACACTTGAATATTATTTGCAATTGTCGGACTTGTCCCAAGGTAAAATATTATCGTCGTCGCGCGACCTGCTTGCACGTTTGCAATGTGTCCACAGATGCGAATGTGAAATGGAACCGTATCTAGAATTCCATTGGTCGGAGCGGGAAGCACTAGCGGACCCCCTTGCTGATTCAGTACTTGCTGGAGGCCCGTCACACCCGCGAGATTCGCACTAGGACAGGGCGCTCGATATAAGGTTGTGCCGCTCGTGCCGGGCATTTACTCGGTCGCTGCCTTTCGTTTCTCGGACAATCCAATTGCTATCGCTTGCTTCCGGTTCTTTACGACGGGACCTTTTTTCGATCCAGACCGGAGGAGTCCTTTTTTGAATTCCTCCATCGTATTTTTCATTCCAGGCAT